GTGGATGTTTGGCTTGTCTTCATAAACTGGCTGACCTTCATAAGCACCACGAAACATCAAGTAACCACCGTGGTAGTCTAGGTTTTCATTTGTAAAAGCAGTCATGTCATTCTCTCTTTCGTTTGATTCTTAACTTACTCTTACTTTGTAACGAATCTTAAAAGCATTGTCAACAACTTTGTTTTAAAAATGTTTTTCCAACACATCAAGAACATCTTGGTACTTAGCAATTTCCATGATCTCTTGTTCCATAGCTTCAAATACATCAGGATGTTCACCAATGCCTGCTGGGTTAGCCAGATATACTTCCACGTTCATTTTGTGCTTTTCGATATGACCAATCGCATGTTGTACCATAGCCGCAATCATTTTCTCTCTCATATTATATTCCTTTTTGTTTTTTGTACTCTTTGCGTACATTTAAGAAGTGTTCTAAATAATCGTATGTATTTATCTTGAAAACTTGAGGCTCATTGTGATCTACCGTAATCAGAATAACCCCCTGTTTGATAGGTATCCCTGTTCTCTCATAGAAAGCGGCGGCATAGAAAGATGCTTGGATGAAGTAACTTGTAATCCATTCTTCCTTCTTTGGCTTGCGAGATGTTTTGAAATCAATGATAGATAACTGTCCGTCAAACTCTGCAATACAGTCAACCTGTCCAGCAGTCTTGAGACGATCACTATACAAGAATACCTCTTGCATCCAGATGTTATCCAGACGTTTATCCATGATCTTCTTGATGTCTTCGAATGAGAATAGGTTGGATGGCATTGCGCCTTCCTTCCAGTTTGGTTCATTGTTCAGATAGTCCTCAGCCAACTTGTGGACTGCCGTACCTCTTACTGATGCCTGTCTGGATATCTTATTGGCTTCTTCCTCACCTACACGCTTACGCCATGCGATGATGCCTTCTTTGTTCAATACACCTAATACTGTGGTGATTGATGGGTATGCATTACCTTCGGGTGTAAAATACTTACGCCCTGTGTCGGTTGTTTTTCTAGTCAACGTGGGTAGTACCACATCGTGATTCACATGATTAAACATAATATAACTTTCTATTGATTCTCTATTCTAACACAGAAAAAGAATTTAGTCACCTAAAAATACTTTGCCCGATCCACTTTTTATTTCTGCGCCACACCCATAGGTATCACCTTTGCGTCCAGCACCCTTACCTTCGATAAAAACACTGCCACTAAAAGATGTTAATCCAGGGGTATGAGTTTCACATCCTGGGAATGTGTGGGCGGTAACGGCGTCGCCCTTTCGAACAACGCCAGTACCTTCTACAAAAACTTTGCCGCTACAAACATCAGTAGATGTCGTAGTTGGAGCCGCATCGCAAGCGATACCGTCGTTAGGGTTTGCATCCCCAACGGCTACATGTACTGTATCCACAGTCTCTACTGCGTCTCCACGAGCGGCTTCTGGCATTATGCGGCTTCCATTGATCGTTCTTTGGCGATAATGTATTCTTTGACCAAACCAGATCGAACAATATCATCTACTGTGAAATTGATTGTCTGGAACGACGGAATGTCTCTAAGAACCTGCATAAAATCACCAAGACCAGAAACATCTGCCCTGTTACGATTGATTGCCAAGTCATCTTGTCTTGTGTCTCCACAGAAGATAATTCTTGACGATTCACCAACACGAGTAATGATCGTATCCAATTCGTGGTATGTCATAGACTGACACTCATCAACTAGGATAACTGCGTTGTCAAAGGTTAATCCACGAACAAACGAAGATGTCATGAACTCAATCATCCCCTTTTGTTTTAGGATTTGATATGCATCTTTTCTTCCGAATAGATCATTTGCTATGTCTTGGTAGGGGGCTTCGTATACAGCCGCCTTTTCTGCTTGAGAACCAGGCATAAATCCCTGTTCTCTTGTTTGTACCGCTGATCTAATGATCACGATCCTTTCGTATTCTTGTTTTGTCATGACGTCGGACATTGCTAGATATAGGCCACACATTGTTTTACCTGTGCCTGCCGTACCTATTGCGGCGAGATTTTTTCCTTCTTTGTAAGATTTGAATAAGTCAGATTGAGAGACGGTTAGTGGTGAAATTTGTCGCATTGCGAACTTTTGATTTAAAATATTTACCAAATGGTCGCTGTCTCTGTCTAGTCTACGCTTTTCTTTGCGAGATAATCTGCGCTGTTTTGTCATGAAACCTCCTAGTGATAACTCAACAGGTTTTATTAAAATGAGTTGATGTTATCTTTTTTATGATGATGTTTAACATTTCTTAGTACATCACGAAATCCCTCATCGGGCTTAATACGCCCAATTCGGTGCGGGTCAACGGTTCCCGGAAATCTATTAAAAATTTGTTTGATATGGGTATTGGTAGCTAGGTAATGCTCTAAATCAGCCCAAGGCATGATTTCTTCAAACTGTTCATTCGTTTCTTTGTTTTCAAAACTATAGGTAGGCATTAATGCTCCTTAATATTGTTACATGTATTTATACGATTGAGTCGTACAAACCACGCCAATTTTTAATATTTGTTACTTTTGGGTGAGAAAAATTTCTACTGTGATTTGAGGTTAGGAGATATGAGTTCAACCCCATCTCTGCACCAAGTACGGCATTCTCTGGCTTATCTTCAACCCAGATACATCCACTATCACGGTATGGCTCAAGAGCCTCATCCTTGTCAGCACCACACGGTAGACAGATCACCTCTTCAAAAATCTTTCTGCCAAATACGGCTTCAAGGTTTTTCTTGCGTAGTTTACCTGCATAGATGTCATCTGATAGGGATGTAATAACATGGAATACATATCCATGATCTTGGTTTAGTTTGCGAACATACTTAACAGCATCACGGAATGGTGTTAGCCATCCAATAGCCGCTGACTGGTTAAAATACTCAATCAGTTCGTGTGCCTTCTCTGGTGTAATCCCAAAGGTTGTACCCATACAGTATGTCGAGATGGTAGGGTCTACTGGTTTGTAGCCCTGTTTCTCCATCCATCTAAAAAAGCTATAAGACCATTCAAGTAGTACGCCATCACAGTCTACCATTATTACTTTTTCATTCATCATCATAATATAAAACTTTCAGTTAATCTTCTTTGTTAGTAGAGAGGTTTGCGTTCTTCTCTTCACGCTTCATGCGCTTTCGTTCACGTCGTTGTTGCATCCGATACTCTTTATCATCAACCGCATCGTCACCTGTACCCCACTCTTCGTCATAATCTTCACGGAATTTTTTAAAAGTCTTTGCCATAGTTTTTTTCTACTCTTCGATTAATTCTGGAAATGCTTCCATTAGTGTTTTCTTTGTCAAGCCCTTTACAGGCTTGTGTGATATCATGTGGTTTGCCAATAAATTAGCATCGTCATTATCAATGTCTTCCAACAAGCTAATGAAAAGTTGTTCACGCTTCATTTGCTTCAGATTATCGTAACCGCCACCTTCTACGAAGATTTTGAGCCTTCGTGCTTCTTGATACAATAATGCTTTTGCCTCATCTTCATACTCATTATACTTCCAAGGTGGGGCTGTATCTGGTATTAAAAACTTTACCCCTACATCATATATATTCTTTAGCACAACTCGCAACGGTTGGCTGTCGTTTTCTCGCAACCAAGCAATCTTTTCATCTTTAGATTTGATAGATGCTAATTGGTCAACAATTTCAGAAATAGATCGTCTTACTGCCATTTTAAAAATCCTGTATGTCTGAAACTAAGTTTTTCAGTTTCTTGGTAATAAAGAAGTTGAACAATTGTGAGCGTCCAACGGTTTCCTCTCGTGTGTATTCAGCCATGATCATATCTTTGTATTTCTGAGGCACTTCATTCAAGTCAATCATCTTTTTATTGCGATTGTATCTTGCGATTGTTTCCTCATCCATATTCTCATTAGTGCCTCTATACAAAGCCATACGCTTCTGTGTCATAGGCTTTTGTCGTTCCCCTACAGCCAAGCAATTGTCAGGCGATAGGATATTAGGTACGCCATCACCGCTATCACCCTTGATGATATGCTCTTCAAGGAACTGTGTGGGGTTATTATCAGTCAACCAACGTTTACGGATGGGATCATACTGATCAACATTTGCATACGTCTGTAGTTGAATGAAGTCTTTGTCGGCAGATAGCACAAGGTATTTCTCAGCACCTGTATTCATCTCTGTGCCTTCGCTATGGATAATAGTACCAATAATGTCATCTGCTTCACAGTGATCGATGTGAATTACTTTATATGGAAAGAACTCTCGCATCTCATCACGGATAACGTTCATGATATTGAAAACTTTGTTCCAATCAAGATCAGACTTATCTCGTGTCTTTTTGCGATTTGCTTTATAGTACGGATACGCATCGCGTCTCCATGTATTTTTACCATCAGCACAAATAATTATCTCGCCGTATTCTTGGTTGAATTTCTTTCGATTCATTCGCACTGAGTTTAAGAACATATGACGAATAACATTTTCGTCAATGTCAATGTTCGTGTGGTTACCTACTGCTTGGAAAAGCGAAGCAAGGATAACCTGATTGAAGTCCATTAGTATTGCCATTATATTTCTCTTTGTTTTGTTTATAGATCATTCTAGTCTATATCTTCATCATTGTCAAGTATTTTCTCCACTTCATCTTCGTATTCATCCAAGTCTATCGCATCGTTCGCAAAATCCTGTAGTGGATGATGCAATCCTTGTGTTAGCAAATGTAATGACTTTATTGTTTCCAAAACAAGAACTAAAGAGGGGAAGTATTCTTCTGGATCATCACCAAAATTACAACCACTTCTAATAAGTTCAGTCAATACATGTTGCCAAATTAATTCAGAAACTTGATCAGCCAACCCATATCTGAAGTCTGTCACTTGTTCTTCAAGTTCATCTTCGTTTTGGGGTGGTGTCCCAAACCTTTTTTGCTTGGGAAACTCTATGATATCAGCCATTGGCTCTCAGTTCTAGCAACAACTTTGTCCAGTTGCTTTTAAAAATTTCAATGTTATGTGGATACAACTGCGCTCTATCACTGGTTGTCATCTTAGTAAGAAAGTTTGGATCATCTTTTTGGATGTCAAGAACTTGCTTGGCGTATGCATAAGCAACGTTAGCATGTGCAGATTTGTCTTCATTGTAGTTGTACTGGATAGTTGAGTTAGCACTTGTCTCGCTCAAAGCACCAATGTTAGGGTGAATACAAAGCACACCAGAACGAATAGCTTCGATCATTGCAATGCACGATGTCTCTTGCCAAATACATGGATACAAGAAAATGTGTGCATCTTCCAACGCTTTCAGAACTACCGCATTAGGCTGTGCGCCATGGTATGTAATGTTAGGGTGATCCGTCAATTCCATAAACAATTGACGATACGGTTCGTCTCTCTGTTCCCATCCATAGATAGAAAAGGAAGAGAAAACATCTAGGTGGATATTGCCATGTACCTTAGTCAATGCATCAAACACTGGGTAGAGCAATTCTAAGCCTCTGTGAGGCGTTGTATGGTATATAAATCGAATTTGTTCTGTCGGTTTGTCACGTGGCTCGTAGGCAGTCTCTACGGCGTTCTGAATGATAGAACACTTAGAGTGTGGAATACCATACATCGCAATATACTGATCACGTTGCCACTGCGAAACAAACACGAAATGGTCAAACTGCTTCCACTTGTCATTACGCAATACCGCATTTTCTGGGTCTTGGGCTAGATCGTGACAGTACAGAATATTCTTGTTGACATCTGCTGGCACGTGCCGTGGTCTTGAGAAGTGAATAGCCACATCACCCAACAGATCAAAGTCCACGTTGTCCATTAAACGCTTACGCATCATTTCTGTGCCACCGTTAGCGTTCTTAGATTGTTCGCTCTCGACAATATGTCCTTTATGAATCATGCTCATTATTATTTCTCCGAATTATAAAAGTTTAAAATCTGTTACAGAATCCCAACGAAATGAACGCCACCCAGGGGCTTTCACGTCATACACTACGCAGACTTCTTCGCTCACAGCGCGAACTTTTTTCTGTGTTAGGGGTTCGTCTTTTTTTGCGAGTGGCAATGCACTTTCCATGAGTGTACATTGCATTACACGCACATCACCATTTTGTGTGGTGAAAGTTACTTCGCAAGTTCTTTCTTTTAAGTTGGCAATGATGCCATCTTTATATGCTTGATTGATAGTTTCCATAATATATCTTTCTTATTTGTCATTTACTACTTAGGTACAAACTTAACCAAATCTAAATCTTTGTTTAGGACTTTAAACACTACGTCCCCTGCCTCTTGGAGTGGGTCTAGTCTTAAGTTGGCAATGAAACGATCTACATAAAGTAGTTCTTTGTCATGTCGTGCCGCTATCTCTAGTCCTTCGAAAAAGGTTTCAACATCGTATGGGTTCTCATAAAATATTGATTGCGAAATCTTTGCCTTTGGCTCTGCATTACGCTCTTTCTTTGACTTTGACATTTGCTTCCTCTTCATATATTTCGTCGAGAACATTATGCAAGTCTGCAACGGTTCCATTATTGTGTATTCTATGTGTCCTCACGTCGAACTTATAATCTTGCATGTATTTAGTGTCAATCTCAGTTCTTGATGAAATGACATATTCACGCACGATATTACCATTAAAATATCTACGGCTGTCTGTGGAGTAATCACATCCATCACGCACAAGCTGAACAAGTACGAAATTCTTATCGCCAATTTTATTTATAATGGGAAATAGCTCGTGTGAGAAACCACCATCAGATATCACATAGTCTTTGCCAATACATATTTCTTCTGCCACTTTTTTACCAAAGTAGTCTAGTCCAAGTTTTGGTTTGATAATATTTTCTGACACATGGATCAAAGCTTCACGTCGAGAGAACCCACCAAGATGGGCAGATGGACGTTCCTTTACAGTACGATCATCGTATTCATTCATAAACCAATGTTCCTGTACATCAAAATACTTAAATGTTTCTTTGAACAATTGGTACTTGAATGAAAGATGCTTATAACCTTTACTCTTGAAAAGATCAGCCGCACAGTCCTTTCCTGATGCTGGTGGACCGTTGAATAATATAATCATAAAATATCACTTTCTACTTTAAATGCTTCTTCCCATTCGCCTTCTACTATGCCAGATAAGATAAACTCACGATCCCTATCTGATAGATAGGGCATAGCCTCAGTAATGCAAACCATTCCTGTTTCATACAAAGCCCAATCATCTGGGGCTACTGGTATGTCTTTAGAACGAACTTTGCCGCTGTAGGCACTTTTTCTTTGTATTTTCATATCACCACGACTCCTAGAATTTCTAATAGAATACACTACTCTATCAGAAATGTCAAGCCCTTTACATGGCTACGGTGAATTTTACAGTTTATGATTCCGTTATAGTAGTCATCACGTAGTAACACGTCATGCTCAAACTGGTACTTAGCTTCAAGGTAGCCAAGTTCGCCTTTCTTCATACACAAAGTTAGTATCTCTCTGTGGAAGTTATCAGCACCTTTTTCTTCAAGCATAAGCTGAACCGCCTCAGATGAACCGTAATAGGTTTTCCAGTCCGACTCTTTTATTACAGTACGCTTGCGCTTATATCCCTTCAAAGGGGGAAGCTTACGAACAGACTTCAGTAGTTTCTTTCCAACGTATTTCATTCCGTTAGACTTGTCTGTAATAAGGTATACAAAACCAATGTATTCCCCAATCATCTCAGACGTGAATTCTTCACCTTTGTAGTACCACATAATAAATCTCCATAAGCTATGAAGTTATTTATGTTGGTTCGACAATCCTTGGAATGCAGATTGCTTGAGTGCTTTTAGGAAAAGAACCCATCACACCACTAAACTCAAACCCAAGAGCAGATCGTGCTTCGAAACACTCCATCATAGTGTCATAAGTCCAATAGCCCTCTACTATAGGTTCGTGATACTCACCATTAAACATGAGGTTTATGAATACTAATGTCCATACTTCAGTCAATGCAAATCTCCTCTTCATCTTCAAAGGTCACCATGACTTTTAAAGTTCGATTGTCATCTTGCAACGAAAGCCATACACGCTCAACATTATGTTTTGTGTATGATCTTCCGTTGTTATCGATGACCTCTACACGAGTTACATCATCAAGATTAATCATAGCCACGCCTCGCCACTTTGTCTATGTCATTTGGGTCATCGTCATCGACTTCCCACGTTCTGACATATTCAAAGAAGTTTCCAAATTTTGCCAATTCATGCCCTGGATAACCTTCTGAAATCAACCAAAGTGTTAAGCTCCATGGCTGTGGTAGAGGGT